GTAAATCTAGCTAGGTAGTCGATAAATGCGCGGTAGTAGTTAACCGCAATCTGCATTTCGCCCTGCTCGCGGCGGTAACCCCAGTGGTGGCCAAGATACATGGCCCAGTTTAGGGAGTAACGGTTTAGACGAGGACCGTGGACCTCAAATTCTTCGTCTGCTAGCTCTACAAGTCCCAGAGGGGAGATGGAGATTGTTAGGTCAGAAGACGCTGCCCTATAGCTTGGGGGTGAAAAATCAAAGTAGGAGCCGCCACTCATTACTTATCTCCGTGTTCGTTTTTGTCGTGATGATGAGACATTCTTTCACGCTTCATTTGAAGCATGTGTCTAATTATTTCTTTTTTTCTGTCTTCAACTTGAGAGTCGATGTACTTACCGCCAAGCTCTAGATAACGCTTGTGTACCCAGTGAGACGCACCGGGAGAAGGATAGATACGGTATTTTGCCTTGGCCTGCATGACGACCATGGCGTAAAGCCTTTGATTTTGTGGCGTTTCGGACATAACGACTCCTAAAAGGCTAACCCCTCCCCCTGCACGGAACCGTCCGGAACAACGCAGGGGGTTGGGAAAGCGGGATTACTAGTCGTTGACGACAGTTGGGTTTACACGCATGGTGCGACCCGCTGCCATCTTGGTCTCAACGACCTGCTCAGCGTTCTGGCTGTAAGAGCCGTGAGCAAACTCGCCCAAGAAGGTTGGGGCTTCAACCCAAGCGGCAGAACCAACGTGTGCACGCTCTGAGAGAGTCTCAGCAGCTGGCTTCTGCCATACTGGTGCGTTACGGTTTGGACGGCCCGGTGCTGCAGCGAAACCGCTTGCAATACCCTTCTGGAAGTCAGTAGGAACGTCGGTGTCAGTAGCTAGTCCCTCTTCGAAGCGAAGTGGACCACGACGGTCTTGGTTGTCAGCGCCCTTCATCTCGTAGACGTTCTGTCCACGCTCTGGGAACTGAGGTGCGGGAGCGATACCCATGGAAACTCCTTAAGTGAATTGGAATAGTCGACTTTTTCCACTTATAAGTGTGGCTGTTATTACAGTTTTTGTAATACTAAACTCTGTTTTTATTAGAAGAACATATTAGAAGTCGCTTCGACTTCAGGCATAACTAGGTCCACGGTCATCGAGCACGCAATAGCCAAAGAGTCCACGAAGTCATCGTGAGCGTAGTTCTCCTTAGGAGCGGCTACTGTGAAGTTTGGTCCTTTGTACTGTACTTCAGCGTCAGTTAGCTGCTGATAGAACTGCTTCCAAATACGTAGTCGCTTAGTCTTAGCGTGAGCTGGGTAGCTGAGCATACGCCTCTGAATCAGTGCTTGCAGGTGCTTGAATCGCTTTGACTGCTCGGTTGGAGACGAGGTTAGGGGGATTACCTCAGCACGAGGCATCAGCACCTTTAGTCGTTGAGCGACTGCGTCTCCGACTCCGTTGGCGTCGACACCGACGGCAAGAACATCATAGTTATTGAGGAAGTTAACGATTTGAAAATACTGCTCTTCCCAGTCGTCGCCTTGTATTTCCAGCCAGTTGAGTACTCTATGGTCATAATAGCCAAACTCATCTGGACGGTCCCAGTCGACCCAGACCACAGTGACAACAGTGGAGTCCATCTTTCTAGCAGGGTCGATTCCGACCACAACAGGGGTTTGATGCCAGACTTTGACGAGTTCTTGAGATTTATCACCAAGCTCATCCAAGAGCGTGCTCGTAACAAACATGCCGCGCTCAAGAAGCCATTTGCAGTTATACGACATCTGGAACTCATCTGAGTCCTCTCCAATGCGAAGCATTTCTTTCTTGATGAACTTTGCGTAGTTATCGTTGACTTTAGCTACGTCTCTCCAGTCCCACTGGTAGTGGTTCTGTCTAGCACCGCGCCCTGTTGCACGGCGCTTATTTAGTTGAATAGACCTGTAGAAGTTGTTCTTACTGGTAGTTGGTGTACCAGTCTTAATCATTGTTCCTGCGTAGTACGCAAGCATCGGGGAGATTGACTTGGAAACCACGAAGTCATCGGCTTCCTGACACTCATCGATGACGATTACGTGGAACGACTTAGACTCAATTTTCGCACGAGGGTTGGCTGTCATCATGGTAAGCGTAGAGCCAGACTTCTTTAGGCGAATCATCTTCGTCACACCACCAACCTTGGCGGCTTGGTCGTCAATTTCTGGGTCCCCTAGAACCTCTTGAGCACGCTCAGACGTAAGGCGGGTAACTGTTCTGGAGAACAGAGTTTCAGCCTGTGACTCGGTAGGAGCGAACATGCCTACCCACAGGCCGTCTTTAAACCTGCCTAGTAGGTCTGGGTAGAGCTTAGCCAACAGGGGAAGTAGCACCATTAGAGTAGACAGGGTGTCTGACACTGTCTCGGTCTTACCAGACTGACGAGATGCTAGTGCGGTTATTTCTTCACCGTCATTTATAATAACGGACTCTATAATACGACGTGCTAGTGGCTTCTGATATACGTGCAAATCGTGACCAACTAGCACCACCATGAACTGTAGAATACGGTCAGTTATTTTACTAACAAACTCTGAAGATAGCTCATCTGGCTCATTTTCTTCGTATTGGTCAGCGTCTTCTTCGTACTCTTCTTGGTAGTACTCTGGACGAATTTCTTCAAACTTATCTTCCCCAAAGTAGTCTTCGAGGTCGTAGTCTTCTGTGGGTTCGTAACCCTCTTCTACATCATCCATTGTTTCGCTTCTTAAGCTCTTCAGTAATGGCTAGCAAAGCCTGAGCACCTGTGTGCGCCTCATCTAGAAGGAAGTCATCTTGCTCTTTGTGCCAGTGAGTTAGGTTCTTTCCAATTACAAACAGAGAGTTCTCTGCCCACATAATCAGCTCAGACGTCCCAATCTTCGCTACCCTCTTCTGAAGCTTCGTAAGCTGCTGGGGTCCATCCTTCGAGAAAATCTTCATCTGCAAGTATTCTTCCTTGTATTGCGCGAGTTAGTGCTTCTTCTTCAGTGTCTATTTTACCCGTCCACTCCCCAACAACGAGGGCTTTATGAAAAGGCATCCTAAAGATGAGTGGTTCTGAGGTGCGGAAAGGCTCGTCAATCTCTTGAGTCCAGCCTCTTACATAAAGCTTTTTGCCCCAGTCAACTGGAAAGTCGATGTATTGAACGAAATGCTTGGTCCCGATGTTGTGTATTTTTGGCATTATCTCTTTTTTTGTCTATTTGCTGTAGCTGGGTTCTTTCCCTTTTTGCTGTATGGGCTAAGGCCTGCCTTCTTAGAAGCATTTAGTGGAACATACGCTTTAGGTACTTCTCTTGCAGGTCCTTTTCGACGTCTATCTGTTGATTTGTACCCAGCCCGTGCTCTATTAGTTGTTGCATATCTTAGTTGTGCATCTCTAGAAACTCTGGCTAAAAGGTCCTGCATCTCTTTTGGTACATCAGTAATGTCCGCTGGGCCGTGTGGGTGAGAGAGAAGGAAGCCGTCACTACCAGTTCTAGACCTGTTAAGCATTGGACCCTTGCTTAGAGTTCCTTTAAACTTTAGCCACTCCGCGTAACTGACATCATAGTAGTTGTACAGTGTGCCATCTCGAAACATTACAGTAAGACGGCCAAGACGCTGCTCTCGTGGCATTAAGTTGTTTCCGACTTCACGGTGCCATCCTGCAGCTAGGGTGCGAGGTCGAGAGGCGTTAGAAGAGGAAGTAGGGAGCTCAGAAAGTTGCGCTGGAATAGTGTTTATGCCTGCGTTCTCAATGTCTTCCTCAGACATAAGCTCGCCATCAGGCCCATAGACAAGGTCACCATAAAATCGTTGTGGGTTAAATAAAGGGTTGACGGGTCTTGAACTAAGTCTTCCTGTTTCTTCATCGTATACGCCGACGCCCCTGAAAGGTAGCCCACTATTTGGGTCGTATAAACGTTGACCAGTAGGGTCTGTCAGAAAGCCCTGTTGTCCTTGTCGTTCAATCAGGCTCTTATCTGATGGTGCGTACCAGTCTCCAGTGATTTCATACTGTGCCTGTCTAAGCCTACGCTGCTCGTCTCTATCGAATCCTTTTGGTGGATAACCCATACTTCGATACTCTCCTAAAGACTAAGCCCCTAGCAACAATGTTACTAGGGGCGTAGCCGTTACAGTCGCTAAATTAGCTAGCTGCTGCGTAAGGGGTGATGGTGATAGCGTCGCCAACCTCAACCTCGTTAGCGCCTGCGGCGACTGACTGGGTCTTGATGGTTCCGGCTACACCGTGGATGTTGCCAGTCTCGTTGATACCAGTGGTGTCTGCAACAGTGAAGCCAGTACCAGATACGGTAATGGTGCTAGAAGTTGCTGCAGTTACAGTCCAAGTACCACGTGCGTACGAAGGTAGGTTAACTGGGCTAGAACCAGCTGGGGTACCAGCTAGTAGGGTTACCTTTGCGCCTACTGGGTAAGCAGTGCTTGCAGAAGAGGTGTAAACCACAGCGCTAGTTGCGCTAGTTGCGTTGAAGCGGGTTACGTCCTTCTTAGCGTTGGTGGCAGCGGAAGCTGCGGTTACAACTAGACCTGCATCCTCAAGGATGTCGGTTGCGTTGGCAGTAGTCTGACCGATAACGCTAGCAACAGTAATGTAGCCTGCGCCCTCTGGTCCTGCACTGTTCGGGGTGTAAAGTGGGTACCCGTTCCAGTTGGTGTAAGCGATGACGTGGTTGTCTAGAGCAGCGTTTAGAAGACCGCCACCGTTCTCTTCACGCTCGTCGTTTGGTTGCATGGGCATGTTACCCCATACGTGGTCAATGACAACGTTTCCAGCGCTGTCAAGTAGGTTGCCATTTTCATTTACGGCCATTAGTATTCTTCCTCACATTCATGAATGGATAGTTCGTCCTCATAGAGAATCTCTCCGCAGTCCCGACAACGGAACATACGAACATCGTCTAGTGCTTCGTGTAGCGAGTCCGAGTGTGAGTCGTCGTATACCACCCGAGTTTGCGCAAGAATCTCTGGTGGAAACGGTCCATGAGGTCTGTAGCTGCCCTTAGGGATTTCATGTCCCTGAACAGCAAACTTTCTAATTAGTCCCATTACTCCTCCTCAGGAGTCTCCTCAACAGGAGTAGCGGATGCCTTTTTCTTCTTAGGCGCAGGAGGCGTAATCAAGCTCTTCAAAGAAGACGCTGGACTCTTTCCTTTTAGGAAGCTAGGCAGGTCAGTTAGACAGTAATAGACTACATAAGAGTCAGTCACGTTGTACTGGTATACCGCGTCTTTTGAGCAGTTAGCGCACTTAGTCATTATAAATATCTCCAGCCTTGGTATTTAGCGGGTCTTTACTTTTAGCAGCTGACGGCTTTTTAGGCGGGTTTATAGGCTTTAGAACACCACTTTTGTCTGGTCTAGGGGCTTTAGTAGCGGCTGACTTAGCTGCGGTTGCTGGCTTCTTGGCAGCAGGCTTCTTAGCTGCTGGCTTTGCAGCGGTAGCTTGCCCCTTAGCTTGGGCAACTTTTGTAGTGCGGTCAACTAGCGTCTCAGTTCTTTGGTCATCTAGCTGTTTCTGATTCTCTAACCGTTGGTCGGCTAGGTCTTGCTTTCGTTTCAGAGTATCTTTATGCTGCTTATTCTTCCAACGAGTATCAGCAGCTCTATTTTTCTTCTGCTTTGCGTCATTTTCAGCCTCTTGTGCAGCTTTTTTAGCCGCTTTTTCAGCTTCTCTAGCAGCGGCAAGCTCTGTTCTCTTTTTTTCAGCCTCATTTTTAGCAAGAGGCTTAGCAAGCTCTTTTCCAAGCTTTGCAATCCCGCGACCAGCTTTATCCCCAAACTGGCGGATATTGCCATGAAATGCTCCAGAGTTAATCTCGTAAGGATTCTTCGGTGTAAACATGGCTACCCTCTGCGTTCAAGTTCGGTCACTCTAGAGTACAGGTCATTAAACTTCTTGTCGCCCTCTACAAGTC